CCAAAAAGGTGCATCAAGCGTTTAAGGCACTATTCAAGTAACCTGTAGTGGACTGCGGTTCACTAGACTGGAATCTATGAAAAAGTTACTGCTAGTTTTGGCTATACTGTTTTCTGTTATGGTTGCCTCTCCTGTCTCTGCTACCACTCGAGAGTTATTGTGCGACACTAGGCATAACATTATCAGCATGATATCTGCTAAGCAGTCCGCTGGCAGATATCAGGTTGATTATGTTATGTGGCGTGAATCACGCTGCCGACAGGTAGCGTTCAATCCTGATGACCCTATGGGGGGTTCTTATGGTCTTTTCCAAATCAACGCTTATTGGTGTAAGCCTAGTAGATACTATAAGCGCGGCTGGTTACAGACGCAAGGTATATTGGATAACTGTGAAGATTTATTCAATCCTGTTGTTAACGCTCGGGCTTTTGTCGCTATTTTTGATTATGCTGAAAAAACTTATGGGAACGGCTGGCTACCTTGGGGGGGTACTCCACGGTGGAACTAAACGAACTGTTAAACGAAAAAGAATGGCGTAAATGTCGCGGTCCGCAGGACCCGACAACAGATGACCTGTTGGAAGCGTTCGCATATTTTTGTGCAAATTATTGGCATATTAAGCATCCTGAGCATGGGCGTATCAAGTTTGAGTTGCGTGAAGCCCAGTTGGAAACTGTTAAAACATGGTTGGATGAACGCTATAGTATTGTTCTAAAAGCACGCCAGATTGGGTTCTCGACTTTGGTTTCAGCCTATTGTTTTTGGTTGGCGTTTTTCTGGCCTGACCGTTTTATTGTTATGTTGTCCCGTACTGAGCGTGAGTCGGTGAAGTTGTTGGCTAAAGCCAAATACGGTTACAGGTTTATGCCGTTGTGGATGAAGCAGCGTGGTCCCCAGCAGGTGACAGAGCATCAGTTAAAGATGGTGTTTGATAACGAGTCCGCTATTGAGTCGCTACCATCTAGTAATGACCCTGCTCGTGGTGAGTCGGTGTATTTGGTTGTTGTGGACGAGTGGGCGTTCTTGCCCAATGCTGAGGAAGCGTGGGCATCTATTGAACCTGTTGCGGATGTCGGTGGTCGTGTAATTGGGTTGTCTACTGCTAATGGGTCTGGTAACTTTTATCATCAACTATGGGTAGGCTCCCAAACGGGAGCCAACCGTTTCAAAGGAGTGTTCTTTCCGTGGTCTGCTGACGGTGAGCGTGACGAAGACTGGTATAACGCTAAGGCTGCGAATATGCACTCTTGGCAACTGCATCAGGAGTATCCGTCGTTTCCTGAGGAAGCGTTTATTAAGTCGGGTAATCCTGTTTTTAATATTGAGTTGTTGGACGATATGCCTGTTATGGAGGCTGAAACTGGTTACTATCATTTATACTCTAGCGGCAATGGTGAGTTTCGCCCCGAGGAAGGCGGCGAGTTATCTGTTTGGGATTTTCCTAGGGCTGAAGGTGTATATACAATTGGTGCGGATGTCGCGGAAGGTTTGTCGTATGGTGACTACAGTTCCGCCCACATCATAGACGCAACCACAGGTATTGTGGTTGCCCACTGGCATGGACGAATTGAACCAGATATCTTCGGTGAACTACTAGCAGAACTAGGTTGGTGGTATAATAACGCTTTGCTGGGTATCGAAAACAATAACCACGGTCTAACCTGTATCAAGGCTGCCCAAAAATATGGCTACAAGAACCTTTATAGGCAGCGTAAGTTGGCTAAGGTTCGTCCCGATGCCACCGAGATTCTTGGTTGGCGTACCAGTGCAACGACTAAGCCTATTTTGATTGATGAGTTGAATGCGGCGTTGCGGGATGCGGCTATCGAGTTGTATGATTCGTTGACAATTGCCGAATTACGCACTTTTGTGCGTAAGGAGAACGGTAAAATGGCTGGTTCTCCGCACGACGACAGGGTGATTTCGTTGGCGATTGCTGTCCAAATGTTGAAATATGTGTGGTTGCCTGAGTATCGTGGCGATTTTAAGCCTCCGACTAATAGTTTGATGTGGTGGGAGCAGCATATGTTTGGCGGTATGCCTGCAACTAAAACATTTTTGGGGGCGCATAATGTTCGGGAACGCACCCCGTTTGGCTCTTAGGGAACAGAATGTGTATTTATGATGGAATTAGTGTGCGAAACTTGTCAAAATCAGTTCTTTGTGGAGCAAATGCCGCATCGCGGGTCAATTTGCTTCAAATGCCATATTAAGGGGGTTCGTCTTGGCTTTACTTATGGTCAAGAGGACTTTCATGGTCCTACTATTCGTGAGCGTCAGCGTCAAACTGTGGAACAGGCTAAAATTAACGGCTATAATGCTGAACCTGTTACAAATTGGATGTAATGTATGTCGTCGGCGGTCTGGGTTCCTATTGCGGTCGCGATTATCACAGGGCCAGTCGTCGTGGTGCTACAAAAACTTCGTAAAGAAAATACTGACCAGCACGCCCAAGGACAGATTCTTTTACGAATGATAGGTAAAAAGGTCGATAATATCGGCACAAAATTGGACAACCATATCGGTTGGCATGAAGGTCAGAAGGACGCATAATGGCACGGAAGTCAGCAGCAGACCATCTTAAGCAATACAAGCAGCGCATCGAAGCAAGCCGCAAGTGGCGTAAAAAGGACGGCTATGATGGCACTTGGAAGCGTTTAAATGACCTGTATCGTGGTAAGCATTTTGATGACTATAAGAATGAAGACCAGATGCTGGTCAACATTTCGTTCTCGACGATTAATACAATTTCGCCTAGTATTTCGGTGAACTATCCGAAGATTTCGGTATCGGCTGTTAAGCCTGATAATGCAGCCCAGGCTGTCATTGCTGAGGCTGTTGTAAACTATTGGTGGAAGAAGCGGGATATTCGTACTGAGTTCCGTCGTGCAGTCAAGGATATGTTGGCGTTTGGTCACGGCTGGATTAAGGTGGGTTACCGTTTTGTTGAGGAAACCATCGAGGGTGAGTCTGAGATTTCTGACACCGCCGAAGGCGGTGAAAGCCAGCCCGTAACAATTATTCGCGAAGACAGCCCGTTCGCTGAGCGTGTGTCCATTAACGATGTGTTTGTTGACCCAGATGCCACCAGCATGAAGGACATTAAGTGGATTGCCCAGCGTATTCGTCGTCCTATTGCTGAGGTTAAGGCTGATAAGCGTTACTCGAAGGCTGCTCGTGAGCAGGTTCAGCCGATGGCTGTTAGCCGTTATGCGGATGACCCGTCGCGCCGCAAGATTCACGACCCAAATGAAGGTTACGCAGAGATTTGGGAGTTCTATGATGTGGCAGCCAATATGATGTCGGTGTTTTGCGAGAACTGTGACAGTTTCTTGGTTAAGCCGATGCCTATGCCGTATTCGTTTGGTCAGCCGTTTGTGATGATGCGTAACTATGATATTCCTGACTATTTTTATCCGATGGGTGAACTTGAGGCTATTGAGCCGCTTCAGTTGGAGTTGAACGAAACTCGTACCCAGATGATGAATCATCGCAAGAAGTTCAGCCGTAAGTATCTGTATCGTGAGTCGGCGTTTGACCAGTTGGGTCGCTCAGCATTGGAGTCAGATGACGACAATGTGATGGTTCCTGTTAATACGGATGAGCCGTTGGGCGGTGTTGTTTCAGCGTTCCCAGCCGTTATTAACCCACCCGAGTTCTATAATCAGACTGGTCAGATTATGTCTGATATTGAGCGTGTGTCTGGTGTCACCGAGATTCAGCGTGGCGGCGTATCGGAGATTCGCCGCACCGCAACCGAAGTATCCAGCATGGTTGACGCAGCAAACGCCAGAACCTCAGACAAGTTGGCTGTCGTCGAGCAGGCTATCGCTGAAGTGGGTCGTCGTATGATGGCTTTGGCACAACAGTTCATGGTCGGTGAACAAGTTGCCCGAGTCACAGGTCGCGACGGCGAACCAGTATGGGTCCAGTTTGACCGCGACTATCTAGCGGGCGACTTCGACTTCGAAGTTGCTGCTGGCTCAACCCAACCACATAACGAATCATTCAAGCGTCAAATGGCGTTGCAAATGGTTGACGCTATGGCCCCATTTGCTGGTGCAGGTATTATTGACATGAAGAAACTCGCTGGTTATGTGCTACAGTTCGGTTTTGGTGTGAAAAATCCTGACGAGTTTTTGATGGAGCCTCAGGCTCCGATGGGTGCTGAAGGTTCTGTCTCTGCTGGTCCTGAGGGCGCACCTGCTGGTGCTGCCCCCACTATTCCTCCCCAAGTGGCAGCAATGCTTCAGGGTCAGCAGGGACAACCCCCAGCCCTTTAGGGAACAACAAAACATATATAGAGCAACCATCTAGGACTCTAGGAGATATTTTTAATGAGTGATGAACTCGCAACGCCGTCCGTGGAACCCGAAGTTGGGTCAACCGTATCTGATAGCGTA